GCGTCAAAACGATGGGTGACTTTGTGATCCATGGGGTTGTTGTTTGTTGGTACGGAGAGAATAAAAGCCCGACCTAAGTCGGGCGATTGATCAGACGAAGCTAGGCAGCTCAGGCGCTAACGCTGCGATGCGGTAGAGCCTATTGGGGTTGATCCGTGCCCGTAACGTTGCCAGACGTTGAGCGTCTGCCTTCGCATTGGGACGGCCTACCGCCTGCCAGCCTGCCTCAATTCCGTCGTATCTGGTGACGATGTGGCGCATGGGTTTGTCCGTTGATTGGGTGGTTTTCTCGCATTGCCTGGGAGCAGCCCCGCGAAGGGGTCAGCAGGTGAGACCGCAAGGCGTGAGCTGGACGTGGTGCCCGCTCTGCCTGCGATTGGTGCCGATCGGCTCCCAAGCGTATTCAGTTGCCGAGGTTCAGCGAAGGTCGAAACGTTTTCGTTTCTCTCTTCCCTAATATTCTACCATATTTTTTGCCGCCTAGCACAGAACAGGGGGGTAGGGTTCCGGTTTGCCGACTGTCATAGCAGGTTCCCCCGTACCCCAAACATATATCCGTTCAACAGTTCTATTGTGCTAAAAAAGGCCCCCATGATTAATGGGAGCCGGGGGTGGGGGTTGAGTTTTGAGGTCGTATCAGTCGGCCTTGTCCTGAATTTTGATAGTCAGATCAGGCGCCTGAATGTTGACAGTCTCAGTGGACTCACCAATTACACGCCCAATTGAATCCAGCACCTGGCTTGCGGTCTGCAATTGCCCCTTCTTGATCGCCTGATTAAACAGTTTGGTACGCATGTGCTGAAGCCGCGCCAACATATTTTCGCGGTCAGACTTCCAGTCTTCATCAACGAGAAGCTTTACTTCCGCCCAATCACGCCAAGCGGTATTGATGCTGACCTGTTCCCGCTCGACATGCTCATAAACAAGCGCCCTAGCCGACAAACCCTCTAGCTGCCGACGATATAAACGCCGCACACGATCTTCTTTTGCATTATTGGAGCGGCGTTCGTCTTGAGTCATGCTTGATACGACCTTTTCCAAGATCTTAACTGGTAGAAAGGCTTCTAGCCCCTATTGAGGGGGGGCAGGGGTCAAGAATCTGTGTAATGTGGCATTTATGAGCCAAAAAACCGCACCAATTGAGCTTCGATGGGCTCAAGGCCAAGTATTTTCGTGCGAAAAACGCTTCAGAGTTTTAGTAGCAGGTCGCCGCTTCGGCAAATCGTATTTGTCTTGCGTTGAATTGGTACGTGGAGCGATCAATCGGCCTGGGGAGACATTTTTTTATTGTGCTCCGACTTATCGGATGGCAAAGGATATTGCATGGCGAGCCTTAAAGAAGCTTGTGCCCCAAGTTTGGATCAAGAGTAAGAACGAAACCGACCTACGTCTTGAGTTGATCAATGGATCAACGATCGAGTTAAAGGGAACAGAGAACGCAATGGCCTTGAGGGGCCGCAGTTTATCTGGGGTGGTATTGGATGAGGCCGCCTTTATGAGTTCGGACGTATGGTTTGAGGTAATTCGGCCTGCGTTAGCGGATAAGGAGGGTTGGGCATTATTTATTTCAACGCCCGACGGGACAGCCAGTTGGTTTTATGACTTGTGGTGTTATGTGCCGGAGGACGAAACAGGATTATGGGAGAGATGGAGTTATACGACGATTGATGGTGGGAATGTAAGCAAACATGAGGTTGAGGCAGCACGCGCCCAGCTCGACACAAGGACATTCCGCCAGGAGTTTGAGGCAAGCTTCGAGAACCTTACGGGTCTTGTTGCAATCAGTTTTGGTGATGAGAACATCTCTCAAGAAGCGAAGGATATAAGTATCCAGCCATTGCTTTTAGGGGTTGACTTTAACGTTGATCCAATGAGTGGTATTTGCGCGGTAAAGGATGGCGAGACGTTATATGTCTTCGACGAAATTATGTTGACTGGCGGTGCAACAACCTGGGACTTTGCTGAAGAGGTTACACGTAGATATGGTGTGGATCGAAGGATTATTGCGTGCCCAGACCCTACAGGCGGCGCAAGAAAGACAAGTGGAGTTGGCGTAACGGACCATGCAATTTTGCGACGCAGTGGATTTACGGTCCAATCCCCTAGGGCGGCATGGAAAATCCGCGACAAGATCACAGCAGTTAACACTGCATTGCTTGATGCTGCTGGGACGCGAAGGACAGTGGTGCATCCAAGGTGTAAACACCTGATCAAATCGTTGCGAACACTGACTTATGCACCTGGGACAGGGCTCCCAAACAAGAATTTGGGAGTTGACCACGCCTTTGATGCGTTCGGTTATTTAGTTTTACAACAGTTTAATTTGGCCAAACCGGAGACGATGGGCGCTACGTCTTATCGGTTGTATTGAGGTTGCTATTGGACGTGTCGCCAAGACCGTCCAACGATTGCTTTGTATGCAGTTGATTGCGATACATCAAAGGCAAGAGCGCACTCAAAAGAGGTGTTGCCTTCAGCCGCATACTTCCTCATTGCGATAACTTTGGCTTCTGTGAGCTTTGCTCTGGGGTTTCTTTCTCCTTTGAGGGATAAACACGGCAATTTGTCTGTGATGGCTTCTGGCGACTTTTTATCTGGAGGCTGTGTGGTCACAAAGTTGTGATCGCAGTCAGGGCACCTGCGATAGCGGCGTATTTCTCCGGGGCTTTTGCTATTTACGTTAGTAATACGGGTTTTGCCCCCGCACTTTGGGCACTTCAAGGTGGTTGTTGATTGGCACGAAGGGCTAGACTAGACCAAAGCTAAGCCTCGTCCTGCCCCAAGGTCGCGGAACTTATGGAAGCAAGAAGGGGCGTCCTGCTAAGAAGAAAAAAGGGCTGTACGCAAATATTGCAGCTAAAAAGAAGCGAATTGCGGCTGGATCTGGTGAAAAGATGAGAAAACCAGGCGATCCCGGCGCACCAACTGCAAAAGACTTCAAAAAATCTGCTAAAACCGCTAAAAAGCAGCCCAAAAAAAGCAAAAAGTAATTAATAATGGCCAAGAAAGACCCGCGATTTGAGCGTTACGGCGTAAGCGGTTTTAACAAACCTAAAAGAACTTCAGATCACCCTAAAAAAAGTCATGTTGTTTTAGCAAAAGAAGGCGACAAAGTAAAACTTATTCGTTTTGGCGAGCAAGGTGCAAAGACTGCGGGTAAGCCAAAAGCAGGAGAAAGCCAAGCAATGAAAGACAAAAGAGCTAGCTTTAAGGCAAGGCACGCCAAAAACATCGCAAAAGGCAAAATGAGTGCCGCATATTGGGCTAACAAGGTAAAATGGTGACATGACTTATTCCGTTCCCGGCTCAGTCAGGACACATCTTGTCAGCTCTTCCTATTTAGGATCAGTTGACAGCCCATTTGTTCGCACCCGAGCGGTGATCGATCAAATGAAGGGCTGGGAGATCATGAAAGCCGTGGTTTCCGGCACCGAGTATTTACGTGATAACAGCGAAGCATTCCTACCGCTAGAGCCCCGCGAAGATTATTCCGCGTATCTAGCGCGTGTAAATCGTGCTGTATTTACGCCATATACCCAACGTTTGATTCGAGCGGCAGCAGGTTTGATTCTGCGTAAACCAATCAATATTGTTGGCGATCCATATTGGACAGAAGTTTTCAACAAAGATGTTGATGGCTGCGGTTCAGATTTGGATGAGTATGCACGTCGTCTAGTGATTTGTGCATTGACCTATGGCCATTGCCATACGTTGGTTGACTTTCCCGCTCCAACAGAAGCCCGAAGCCTTGCAGAAGAGCGTGCATTAAACCGTCGTCCATATTGGATTGAGGTTGATCCAACCAAAGTGTATGGCTGGCGTTTGGATCGTGAATCCAATTACGGCAACCTAACGCAAGTGCGTATTGGTGAGAAAGCTGTTGTCCCTGATGGTGAGTTCGGAGAGAAGGTTTATGACCAAATTCGTGTCATTGAGCCGGGTCGTTATCGCGTCTATCGGCAGGAAGAGCAAAAGAAATCGATGCAAGGGAATTTCCCATACCCCTCTTCGTTTGACCAATCAGACGCTACGGCGGAGTTTGAGCTTATTGAGTCTGGGCCGTATTCACTTGATCAAGTCCCCTTGGTCACGATCTACGCGAACAAGACGGACACGATGACAAGTCGTCCACCGTTATTGGACATTGCTCATCTAAATCTTGCTCATTTCCAGCGCCAAGCTGACCTGATTCACAGCTTGCATATCGCATCACAACCGATGCTGGTGCTTGAGGGCTGGGATGATCAAACTAAGGATATGGCTGTAAGTGTGAACTATGCGATGGCGACACAGCCGGGAAACAAGGTCTATTACGTGGAGCCTGCCGCTAGTGCTTTTGAAGCGCAATCTGCGGAGATCCAAGAATTACAGCAACAAATGGCGACGTTGGGCATCAGTACGCTTAGCCAACAAAAATTCGTAGCTGAATCAGCTGACGCACGACGATTGGACCGTATCGACACAAATTCAATGTTGTCGATGGTTTCTATGGACCTGGAGTCTGGGTTGCAGAAGGCTTATAACCTGGCTGCTAATTATTTGGGTATTGAGCCACCTGAAGTGAAGATCAGTCGTGACTTTGACCTTCAGCGTCTTATTGGTCAGGACATTACGGCAATGGCCCAGCTGTTCCAAGCCAGC